GCACCTCTCAAGTATCAGTATCCGATGACAATCCACGCTAAACCTGCTATTAGCAAAACTGGCTCAAAACCGAAGGTCCGACTGATCTACGGCGTACCCAAAGTCCACGTTCTTGCCGAAGCTATGTTTTTCTGGCCTGTCTTCAACTACCACAAGTACTGCCCCCGTGAAGCTACCCCGCTTCTCTGGCCTTACGTCACTATTTTAGGCGGTTGGCACCGATTGAACACCGATCTCTGCAAACTGTACTTCAAGACGTACATTACTGTCGACTGGTCTGGATTTGACTTCCACGCCCTGTTTGACATGATTATCGATCTCAAAAACGATGACCGAACCATGTTTGACTTCAACAACGGCTACATTCCAACCAACGATTACCCTAACTCAAAAGCGAATCCTCAACACTTCCAGAACCTCTGGGACTGGCTCGTCCAGTCAGGAAACGCACTACCGATGAAGATGCCCGACGGCTCCGTATGGATACGTCTACACCGTGGCATACCTTCTGGTCTCTACACCACACAATGGCTTGACTCTCATTACAATCTAGTCATGCTACTCACCATTCTTTCAAAAATGGAAATAGAGATCGAAAACCTATTCATCAAGATCCAAGGCGATGACTCAATCTCAGCATTCCGAGTCTACATCCCTCGCGATCAACACAAAGCCTTCCAGCTCCAATTCTCGCACTTCGCGAAGTACTACTTCGACGCTGTCGCCCGACCTGAGAAGACTGAAATCACGAACGACGCTCAACACCTCGAAGTTCTTGGCTACCGCAACAGCAACGGCCAACCTTACCGAGACTACCACAAGCTACTCGCTCAACTACTCCGACCCAAATCTCGCAAACCTACCTATGAGACACTCATGGCGCGCGCTATTGGCATAACTTATGCCGACTGCGAACAGAACAAACAAGTTCGACGCGTATGTGAAGACGTCTACAATTATTTGCACTCCCTCGGCTATCGACCTGATCCTGCCGGACTCACCAACTTGCCTTTTGGCATAGAAGAAGGTGAACTCGAGCTTCCACTCGACCATTTTCCGACCGCACTCGAAATCACTAGATATCTCCGATCTTTTCATCAATTTAATGAAGAAAACAGAAACCGTTACTGGCCTGACCATTTTCTCA